TCGAAATCGATCAACAAATCGGATGGGCCATTCTTCTCGAAGAGCGTGTTCTAAGAGTTCTATGGCAAATGGATTGGAGGCTAACCCATGTGCGCATTCGTAATAGTGGGCTTTCACATGGTCCATGTGGTTTACTAAAATAGCGGGTGAAGATGGATTCGAGAAGAGTCGAAACCAACCTCGTTCTGATAATTTATCGAGATTCTCTTCAACAAGAGCAATATGATGCGGATAGAATGCACAATACTCCAAATGTGCATTGACATAGAATTCTTTGTCTTCTTTGGTGGGAAGATAGGATGGATTGTCCATTTTCAAATGAATATTTAGTTTCTCTTCATCAATCCATGAAAGAAGAACAGATTGTGTGTTATCTACAAAGAGCAGATAGGTTACATCTTCTTTCATATCATCTGTTACATTCTCTTCTTCCTCTTCTTTCTCTTCTTCCTCTTCTTTCTCTTTTTCCTCTTGTTTCTCTTCCGCTTCTGGATCCAGCAACTGAAGGACCTTCATGGGGACACTGTAGTCCTTGGAAAGATGACTAAGAAATTCTGAAAGGGTCCGAACAGGGTATGCATAGATGTGACCCGTCATTGACTTTGCATATTTCATAGTGGGAAGAGGAGACTCCGTCAATTCACTCATGGTAGATGATATCCAGAATTGGTTTTCCCTTTTCCATATTGCAGATAGATTTCAATTTTTCTTTAATACGAGGAAAGATGAAGTAGAGAAAGAGATACATATAAAAAAGATGAGACCCTCACCATTTTTATATTTTATTGGCATTGTTACTATCATTCTTTTTAGCCCTATTCTTATTCTTCAATGGATATGGTATAAACTCACTACATATGTTTCAGGCTCGAAATCAGATCCGATACCTCATCGTCGTGATTCTCGTCCATATACTCCGCCTCGTAATATTTCCATAACTGATTCATCTCGTGAAGGGTCGTGTAATAGGTATCCAGATCAAAGATCGGAGAAACCGACCACTGATCCACCAACGTGCGAAGACCCTTCTCAATGTTCTCCGCCTGTTCCGCAATCGAAGGGTTGTGGAAACGATACTTCAAATGAAGTTCATTCCAATTTAACTCCGAATACTGATAAATCTTGATGAATCGTTCCTCGAACCAATCCTGCGAGGGCTGAATACCATGTTCATACATGTGTCCGATCTCCGCGGTTAGCATCTCCAGTTGAGTTGATTCAGGCTGCTGATGCAATTCCTCCAGTTTCATCTCTACCTCCTCCATCATATCTTCCGAATACATCGCCATTCTTGTCCGTGCGGTTCGTCTCTTGTTGTCAATAGAGTAACGATGAACTCTGACGATTTCTTCTGACTGAATCTCGACTTCAATTTTTTTTGTGATAGGAAAAAGGGTGATAACAAGTGGGAGGAAAAATGGGCTCAGGGGAGTTGTTTAAAATACCGAAGAAGGTCAACTACGGTGGAATCTTCTGGAAGAGGCGTATAATCACTTGGATCAAGTGTATGCCACAAACTGTCAATCTGGGCGAGAACAGAACAGAATACGGTCAATTGAAATCGCTTGTGCGTGTGTAATTCGCGCAATAGAAGTTGAAGTTTTTCATGGATCATGGAACATTTATTTCCGAGAGATGTTCGACTGCGATTCAAATGCATGCCGAGTCCTATCCAATTGAATGCCGCATACTCACGAATGATAGACTCGCGCGCCGCATACCATGTATCATAGGGTTGAACAGATCCCATTAGATAATGGTTCACATCGGTATATAGTGCAGTGATCTGTTTTGAAGGGTCTGAAGTATGTTTTGCAGTCTCCATCACCGTTTCTCTTTTTAGTGGTCACATGATTTATGTTCTGAGAGAGAGAAGTCCGGTCGATTCGCTTACAAAATCTATGATCTTTGTAGAAAGAGATCATGTCGCAAACGAAGAAAGTAAGAGCAGTTGGAAGCAAGGCTGAGGTCTATCATGGAACGGCTCGTCATACATCGGGCGGTCTGAAGAAGAAGGATCTGATGAAGCACAAGGGTCGTATCGTGTCCAAGAAGCAGCACGCTGCGGGCAAGAAAGCCATTAAGCGTCTGTTTTCGCTGGGTTACAAGCCGACCAAGGGTAAGTTCGTTGCCATGCGTAAGTCGATGGTGGATGGCCGCAAGCGTCGTCATACCAAGAAGCGTGGTGGCGCGGCAGGAGTTCCAGAGGCGTTTAATGCCGGTTCAGGAGCGGACAAGGCCCTCGGATCTCTGCTTGGTAACCTGAAGATGTAAATTTCACTGTCAATTGACTGTATTCCTTTTATTTATAGAAATATTGTTCATCAACATGATCAAATCATTCTGATAAACAATATGATTTATTAACAGAACGTGATTCATGGATCACCGATTAGGTCATTATAATGTACAAAACATTATTAAGAATGCAAGACATATCGAACAAACGGTCAACCAGTTAGGGTTTTTCCGACCCTCTTATTCCCTTCAAATGAGTTTGCATCCCACTCTCCCTGGCCCCGTTAGACTTCCGATTGAAAATGTGGAAAGTGGAAAAGTGGTTCCCTCGATGTTTAACGTTAAATATTATTTGAATGAGAATACCTATTGTGATCTCGTCTTTGAAATGGAAGACAGACAGGGTGAATCTGTATTTACTTCTTTTATTCCAAGCGTGTATTCCGATCTAGGAAAAGGGACAGGCACCTTTCTGTTTTATTTACAGATCTTATTGGCACATCGGGCAGGTGCGCGATACATTGTATTAGATAATGATACAGACAATACAGAACGTGCCGCCAAAGGGATTTATAAGTGGTTTCGTCCCAATAATCGTAATTTGAATGAATACAATATGGAACGATTCCAAGAGGCAAAGTCTGTATATGATCAATTATCGGTTACAGGGGGTAAAATGGTTCTCGATTTACAGAGTTTCTCCTCCGACACGTGGAAAGAACATGTCAAGGCGATTTCGATTGGAAAGAATACAAACGAGAATCGTCCATGGGCAAATGGAGATTTTCTGTCGCGCGTAGATGAACTCCTTTCACGTCCTGTGCCAGCATCCTATGGTCCACGAAGGGGATCTAATCTGACTCGTTCTGCCAAAAAAAAGACACCCTATTCTCGAGGGGGGTCTCATAAGAAAACTCCGATGAAACGGCGCAGACAAACAAGAAGATACCTCAAAAAATAAATATTAATAATAGAGTGCGTTAAAATGAGTTCAGACCTTATACAAGGGGCGATTGTTGATCAAATTAAAGACACCGCGGGCAAATTGGCAGCAATCGTTAATGGTTACAATATTATCGATCCAAAGCACAATATTATTCATAATGTAAACAGAATTCGTCCAGATAATACTGTAATTCCTAAAGCTCGTGAAAAGACAGGTAATGAGAAGGTAAGTCAAATCGAAATTACGTATGATTTGGGTCAACTTAAGATAGCATCAAGCACTGTCCGTTTTAAAATAGAGGAAGATCGTAATGATATCAAATCACTTACGGCGAATATTACTCAAACGGTAAGTAATTACGGAAAAGGAGTTGAGATTTTTCTACTCTATCTTATGCTTCTCCTTTCTCACCAATCTGGTGTAAAACACGTAAGAGTGCCTATACGATATAAACAGGAGGAACTTATCCGTGGTCTACTGGCAGAAAGAGAAAGATTGAGATATCGTATTGATTTTGACTCAGATACAGAAGTATTATTGAATCTTAAAAAAATCGATCAAAATGGAATGGCCGATCTATCATTGGCTGTTGCAAAATTAGTTGAACATAATCATACAGGTATTTGGTCAAATCCTGACCCAGTAGATGAACTGGAAAAGATCGCTCGGATGATACCCCCACCCGAGAAAGAGAAAAATGTTGCGAATAAACTCAAAGGTTTTAAGAATAATCTGCAAAATTCCACCAAACGCCAACGTATGTTAAATAATGCAAAGGGGCAGTTAAATTCAGGATTGAGTAAGGCAAAGAACCTTGGTAGTCAGGCATGGGGATCATTCAGTAATCGATTCCTTTCAAAATCTACCCCCGCCCCTGCCGCTGCCCCTGCTCCTCAACCCGCTCCAGCCGCGGCTCCTGCTGCTGCGCCTGCCCCTGCTGCTCCACAGCCTGCGGCGAAAAAGGGCTTTTTCGGATGGGGTGGAGCACGTAGAAGCGTGAAGCGCAGATCATCCAAGGCGCATCGCAAATCCTCTAAGGCGCATCACAAGCGTCGCAAGTCTTCTAAAAGACATTGATACATATTCAATCGTTTATCCTCCTCTAATCGATAACGAATCTCCATACTGCTTGACCAGTAATTCGGTGATCGAAATCTCTGTGATCGAGACCACTGCTCCTTGAACTCCTTATGCGCATAATAAAACTCTCTAAACAATCGATCCTCTTCTTCGGTTTTCATGTGTTTTCCTAAACCCATGAAGACAGAATGAGGATGTTGACGAGCAATGTAGAGCGCCTCCGAACGAATCCACGTCTGGCCTAAATGGATGAATTGACATCTCGTGCTTTTGATTTCAATGGGTAAGACGGATCGCTCATCATATAAGTGAAAGTCAGGCCATTTATTAGGTCCATTGGGATATCGTTCATACCCTACACGTTTTGATAAAAAAATTCCATGACGGATCAAATGACGTTCAAATGATGACTCTGTCTGTATTCCCGAACCTGTGAGTTTTCTAGGGTTCTCATACAATTCACAGAGTGCCTGTTCTAAACGTCTCCAAACCCTCATGGGTATAATCGTTTTTCTTTATTTCTTCTTAGGTATTCTGTCTTTTAATTGTGTATTTTATCTTACGAATGACCATGGGTATATCCATTCTTAATCGGCTGAACCGATCGTGATGATCCGCAGGATTCACAATTCATAAAGTAAATTCTCGTAATCGTGTCTTTTATCAACAGGGTGTCACTTCCGTGGCACATCTGACATGCCACATAGTTTGTCATATATTTCTGCATCACCGTCTGTAAATGCTTTGATGTAAACTTTCCACGAATTAATAATCGACTATTGGAATCGATCGAACACGCGCTATTTAATTCGGAAATGATATACGATTGTAAATGTTCAGGGGGTCGATGAATAATTTGAAGTGTGGTCGAGAAATTTACCCACATGGACTTCTTTGATCCCACCGCAATCATTACGGGAACAGGTATAACTGTCTTCTTACGAGAAACAAGGTTTGGATGCTGTTCTCGCAATGATTGATAGAGACGATCCAACAAGAATGTATAATCATATTCTTGGCTCTCTTGCTGCTCTTGTTGCTCTTGTTGCTTTTCCTCATTTGGAATGGAGGAATCCACTGGTTTAACCTTTTTCTTCTTCTTCTTGAGCGACAAATCAAATTGTGCCAAATCGGCATCTTGCTCGTCTGACATTCTGATTCGAATTGGATGAATCTACTATCTGCTTTCATCTTTTCAATTTTAAACCCAATGATCCTTTCACGCTTTAAATTGATCGGTCAGCCAAGAAAAGAGTTCCGCGAGTTGTTTGGTGGTCAATTGCTCATTGGGTTGAACGGAAACAGGATCATACCAATAAATCGCACCATTTGCAGTAGACTCATCCACTCGTGTCCATGCCATTCCAGCCTTTGCTACTCTCAATTCCTGTAAAATCTCCTTGTGCTCTTTGATCGAATAGGAACCACGATAAACCGCCTGAACCATTCGATGCGTATACTCCAAATAGGACGTGGAAACCTCCTCCATCGGAGAGAAAAAGATCGCATCATAGGGGTGTAGGCGCACAATTGGCTGAGACGTGATATGAATAAGAGTAATCCCTTGGTGTAACTTCTGCCACAAGCCGTCGGGTATCGAAATATCTTCCACAATTACCAAAAGGGGCTTTGGAGCATATGTCATATACGTTAATACAAGAGTCCAATCCTGGCTGTCTTTGATTTGGAAACTTGCATCGTAGGAAAGGGAAACCCGTTTTGAAAAATGAAACGACTGTTGAGATAGACTGATCTTTTTACGAAAGGGATCTCTTAACTTTTGAATCCATTCCATCCATGGCGGATACTTTACCGAAGAGACATTTGGAGGAATCGGATAGAGTATTTTCGAGCCGTGTAGATTGGTATTGAACGCCTCCAATTGTATGGTTTGCTGTTCCATCCCCTAATAGCATCCGCATCTTCCTTTCTATTGTATTTAGACGCATGTCTATTTTTCGATTAATGTTAGAAGATGCTTCCAATATGCAATGCATAAATCTTTTGGCGTAATCATATATTGTGAAAGAAACGTCCAAAATTGATGAAGTGCAATAGGATGTTCTGCTCGAATGGATTCCATGCATACATAACCACTTTTATTCCATTTTGGACAAGATGCACCCATTTTTACGATGTGTTTTGCAATCCACGCATCTTCGTTTTCTTCCCCACACGTTCCATAGCGTTCACACAATTCAATCATCTTTTCCACGCGTCTTATCGTAACTCCGCCACCTCCAGGTAGCGTTAGATCCCATGCCCATGGATTTCCATAATAATCAGTATCAAACATGAAGGCTGGTAATTTTTGTCGAATAAATACATCCATTTGAACCGTCATCATATATCGGGCACGAATCTGTCGATAGAAATCAGCAGAGGTTAATAAGTGATTATATTCTTTCTTACCCTCTTCACGGCTCTGTATCCCTTTAAATATAGGTATAATATGATAATGAGGTGCCTTATCTTTTAAGATTGCCCTGATAAATGGCTCATTTACATCAGAGCAAAAGAGATATACCGACATGGTGGGACAGGCCCATGCCATATTTTTTAAAATAAATTCAAAATTGGGATGAGGACGGCGCTCGACCAATACATATGCATGTTCTGATTCATAGGGTGGCACATAGGTCTCCCATACTTTATTTAAGGTGGACATATGGGTTCCAATTAAATAATGATAAATATATGGTTCCAATGTTAGTCGAAAATGATCCAATTGTTGATTTTCTGAACCCGTTCGGTGTTGATATTCATAGGATGCAACCTCATAAATGGCTTCAATATTCATTATAATGAATATTTTATCCATTATTTAAATTCATTTATTACGATCCATGAATAGAATGTATCCTACTTCATCGCCTCGCACCCTTTTTAAAACGGCGGCCATTATTATCCTTATCGATCTCTTTTGGATCGCAACAGGCGGTATTTATGCCCGCTCCATTGCTGAAAAAATTCAGGGAGATACCCTCAACGTTCGGTATCTCCCTGCTCTTATCACGTATCTCTTTCTTGCATACATGCTTCTAGAAACAACATCCTACAAGCAGGCATTCATGTATGGTATTTGTATTTATGGTGTTTATGATTTTACGACATTAGCGCTCTTAAATGACTACGACTGGAAATTTGCTATTGCGGATACACTATGGGGTGGATTATTATTCGTGTTTGCTCGATATATGTTACAGGCTTTTTAGAAACGATACATGAAGCACAGATTCTTTTCGTATTCCCGACGCTCCTTCAACAGAAAGGCGTGATGGATCAAATGGAGAAACAAGAAAACAAGGAACAGAATACGAATCAGAGTAGGATACTCATGAGCGACTCGAACACGTAGCCGATGATCCTCCGATACTTCATCCTCTGATACGTCCGAGTCCTCTTGCTCCTCTACATCGGTGTTTTCATCCGTCTCTTCATCATATTCATTGTCTTCGCCTTCTTCCATTTGATAATGACGTTTCAATTCCTCAATTTCATTATGGATTCTATCCAAACGATCGCCAATTGAATTAAGTTTATCACCACAAGAATTGAGTGCCTCTATTCTTTCATCGAGTTCATGTTGGATTCTATCCAAATGATTGGTCGTCGAATCAAATTTATTGTAAGAATTGAGTGCCTCTATTTTTTCTTCTATTTTATCGATCATCGACTCGATATCATCCAATGAACTCTGTTCATCCGTTGCATCAATCAATGGAGGAAGATCATCGTCGCTGTCCTCTTCGAGTTTCGGTGGATCCACGTTCGAATGAAAGGTAGACAACTCAACGGGCTGACTCGTTGGATCAGAAGAAGGAACAGGTAGCACATTCCATTTGAATGCTTCCGTCTCCAGCACTTTCTCGTCAAACGGTTCCGAATCCGAGTCAGTCGTCGCTGACACAAATGAATTGTGAGAAGTCACTTGAAACTCATTCAAATCTCCCACCGATCGACCCAACTCTGGAGAATGATCCGATGCATCGGATGCACTACGCGATGGTGGAGGGGTAGACGTCTCCGAAATAGAACTCTCGCCCTCTTCATGGGCGACGCGAGGATTCTCTTGCGTGCTCGATTCGTTTGAAGACATCGACGAGGTAGAAGAAGAAAGTGACGTGTATTGTGCTTGCTCGTCAGACATTATTCTTGATTTATAATCAATTGCTATGTTCATATGACGAAGATGGTTTAAGTTCTAAGAGAAAAACTCTAGTCAGCCCGTTCCTACATAAAATTGAAGAGCGGATAAAGAGCATGGAAGAGGTAGAGTGCAAACGATTCATCATGAGTATTGCGCTTTCAGGAGCCATAACGCCCAGTAGTCTTCCCTCTCTCCCTAGAAAAACGGTTCGCATATGTGTTCCACGCATCGGCTCTACATTGTATGTGGGGACTCACTGTAATGACGGAAGACCCATTACAAGCAGTTGGAAATATAAACGAGCGGTGTCTCTCGGTATTCCTATTGTTACAATTTGTGAGAAAGAGGAGAAGGTTGTAGAGGAAAAAAAGGGATCGGATACGCAACTGTGGGTCGATAAATATCGACCACAGTCCCTTGATCAGGTAATCGGTCATAAAGCAGAGATTCAGCAACTTCGATCATGGCTACAACAATGGGAGAATGGTATTCCGACCCATCGTGGTGTTCTTGTTACGGGCCCCCCTGGAATCGGTAAAACAACAACCATTCATCTTCTTGCTACATCCTTGGGCTATTCCGTGACCGAATACAATGCGAGTGATAGCCGCTCTATTCAGACCCTTCGTGGACTCTTCCTCCTCGGTGTAAAACGATTACGTAAAGAGATCATTGTGATGGATGAAGTCGATGGTCTATCTGAACGAGGCGGTGTAGGAGAACTTGCTACCATTCTTCGTAAAACCAATACACCGATCTTTTGTATCGCAAATGAGCGTCCCCCCAAGTTGAAGCCACTCCAGTCGGCCTGTGCAGAGGTGCGTTTTAGCCGTCCTATGCGATCGACCATTGCATCGGCTATCGAGTCGGTTGCAAAAAAAGAAGGAGTTAACATCACACGAATGGAACTTGAAACCATGTGTGAAAAGAATGGAAACGATATCCGTGCGATTCTCAATCAACTCTCGTTCTATCATCAGGCAAAGGGCGAAGATGCAGATAAAGATACCCTTCATCGTATGGAGCCATTTTCGGTTACACAACGTCTCTTTGCTCAAAAACGTATGTCATGGAATGAAGCCACGGACCTCATGTTTGTGGATTATCATCTTATCCCTCTCATGATCCAAGAGGCCTATGTCTATGCAGGACAAGATGATATGCAGGCAATCTCTGATGCAGCCAATGCATTATCCATGGGAGATATTATGACCCGTCGTGTCTACCAGACCCAAGATTGGGGGCTGATTCCTCATGTGATCAGCCAACCGATCTGTGCGGTAAAAACAGTTTCTGGACGAGCACCCTTCCAAATCTTTCCGCAATTACTAGGAAAAATGTCAAAACAACGAAAACATGCACGTTGGATGGAGGATATGGCACGAAGAATCACACATGGTCACTCCTCTCGTGTGATGCGACTCGATTACGCAGAACCGCTTCGACGATCGCTTTCCATGGGTCTTTTACAAGCCAAACCCGAGATTCATAATGTAATGGAACAAATGGAATCGATGGGGGTGACACGCGATGACTGGTTTGAATCCTTGGAAGAAACTGCGTTCGAGCCAATCGTGATTCCCACCAAGGTAAAAACGGCATTTACTCGAGAGTGGAATAAAATACATGGGTCAGATTCAGAGATCGTAAAAGGGAAAACCAAAAGTAAAAAAGGGAAATCACTGGACAAGGTCCAAGATGTGAAAGAAGAGCAAGAAGAGGACCAAGAGGAACAAGAAGAACAAGAAGAACAAGATAACTGGGAAGTCGAAGATGCATGTTAGACATAAGGATGATAAGACCATTGCAATAGAGCCTGTCGCTGGACAGGTCGACAAGACAGATCACCTTTTTTACAGTTTTTAACGAGTTGACCCAAGTGCCGACGAAATGCTTTCCAGCGTTGTATCTGAATACGATCCAACTCGGGAATACGTCTTCCCAAATAATATCGACAATACCATTCAAACCATCCTCTGTGATCTGGATTCAATGCTGGATCCGAGAGAGCGGGGTATTGTTTTGCAGTATGACCCTGCGAATTAGGGATCCATCCCTTTGCTTCCCACTCCTGTAACGGGAGTCTCGATTTGACTTTCAGGGCGTTGATTTCTGGATTTGGGCCCTCTGGGGATAATTTACCCTTTTTAAGGGCAGGAAGAAACCATTCACGCGGATATTCTAATAGGCAATCATTCAAATACTTTCCCTCGAATACACCCTCGGCCAGCATTTCAGCGGGTGTATAATAGGGTTGAAACTCGGGATCCATCCCCTTTCCTGGTGATTCTTCCAATACATAGGAATAACCCGTTTGCATTTTATTGTGAACCTGTATTCGAGTCCCCTTTTTGTATTGTGAAGCAGGATTTCCCTTTTGAAGGATTCGCTCCATATCCTCTGGTGTTTTTATCGTAAGTATCCTCTTATCCTTGAAATGCATGGACGTATATTTCTATCTAGAGAGTCAAGTTTAAAAATTGACGGAGATCCCTTTTCAGATTTCAGTAGATCTTCTCTTTCTTTCAAATGAAACGTTACGCTCCCCCCAAACCGGCTCCTCTACCTGAAGACTATGAAGAGTTCTATGCAACACTTACTCCTGCTGAAAAGGAGTTGGATGAACTTGCCAAACAAATGCTCGCCTCTTCGTATTTTATACAATGGTCTCACATGTATTTGAAATGGTCGAAGGCAAAAGCCCAAAAGTCGGAAGCCTTGGTGAAAGCAGATGCCAATGCAAAGGTCGAACAGGGAAAATAAGAAACAGATAAATTATATCTCCTCTAAAAATACAATCGGATGTGTAGAACGTAATCCAATATCTATTGCTTTTTTCTTATCTCCTCTTCCTTCATGGTAATGTTTCATGGGACCGTCTTCCACCGAATGTAAGATAATTGATTCCATTGGATATGGATGTTGTAATAGAGCATGCTGTAACGAAAAAGAGGACATCCACTCCGCTGGGAAGGTAAATGTATTCAATGGGGTTGACGTATAGATGGATCGGAGATAGGCTTCTACCGACGGGTGTCCAAGTAATCGCTCGATCTCTTCTTTCCATTTCTGTATGAAAAGACTGTCACGGTTTGCTGCAATACAGCGCCGATCAACGAAGGGTTGTGCTTTATCACGGGTATGATCTTTCCAATAAAACAGAGAACATTCTCCAAACTTTGGAAATTGCCAATGTGTGACAGGTCCATTCAGCCGTGTTCGTGAATCAAGCCACAGACCTCCATGTTCTGCAAGCGTATAAAGACAGAGGGCCTCTTCCCATCGCTCTTTATCCCTCCATAGCGGGACAGAGGATCGTTCGGGAATTTGGACATATCCTTGATAGGTTTGGGGAGTGAGAATGATAATGTCATACGTAGGTTGATGGGTTCGCCATGACTCGTAACATAGTGATTGAAGGCGAGTGGGTGTTTCGGAATCCTGATATGTCCATATCTTCTTCGGAACACGATGATAGTGCTCATTTTGATGAAAAGAGGGGGATTCTCTGAAAAGATACCATGATACACCATACAGTGACAGAATGGCAAGCACAAAGAAAAAGATGCCTGTTGTGGTATAGCCCCAATCCATTCTCGTAAGACAATTTAAACTATCTGGAGGAAGGAGAGGAAAGAGATAACAAGTTGTTTAGCATTCATTATGGCGGTGTCTTGTCGTGTAGGAATTCTCTATCGGGGCGAGGGTGTGATCGAGTCTATATTCCTTCCCTTTCGAGGGTCTGTTCATGAGGAAAAGGGTGTCGGAAGACAGTTGGAGGATTGGTGGACAGATCCACAGTCGGTAGAGGAATGGAAGGAAATTCGACAATGGATGGAGGAAGAGGGAAAGGGGCGTCTTGATCGTGATCGAAGTTACCTAGAGTATTTTTACAGATGTTTGGAAGAGGGATCTGTATATTATTATTTATATGAACATGGAGTGGGTTGGTCATGTGGCGATGTAACAGGAAAATCACCCATCAGCAGTAAACTGCTCAAACTGTCGGATGCCATCTCTGAAATGGAGGAATGGGCAATCAGCCTAAAGTATCCTGAGTCATCTTCAATTAGTTAGGATCAATACCCATGGCCGCCTCCTCTGTCTCTGTATCCAAATGTTCGATGAGTGACGGAATTGGATTTGTGGAATGTTTGGAGGTATTCGGCGATGACTTAACGGTGGTCAATGCTGCCCGTGTATCTTTTGATAAGGTATCCACTGAATTCAAACCAGCCGACCAGAAGTTGATTGCCTATTTGGCAAAGCATGAACACGTCAGCCCTTTTTTCCATCCTCAAGTGCGGTTTCGTATCAAAATGCCCATCTTTGTTGCACGTGAATGGTTTCGTCATACCATTGGATTTGCTCGTAACGAGGTCAGTCGTCGATATGTGGATTCGGTTCCCGAGTGTTGGGTACCTCGTGCAGAAGAGATTCGTGAGCGAGATGCGAAAGTGAAGCAGGGATCGAAGTCAACTCCCATTCAGGGCGCGGAAGAGGTGTACGAGATCCTCTCGGAACATACACGTAGCACCATCGCGCTTTATGAATCTCTGTTGGCAAAGGGTGTTGCCCCTGAAGTGGCTCGTTCCATCCTTCCACAGAGCATGTATACCGAGTTTATTGAGACCGCCTCCTTGGCCGCCATTGCGCGTCTATGTCATTTGCGATTGGGCCCAGATGCCCAGAAGGAAATCAGAGATTATGCAGGGGCGGTATCGGAACTCATGTCCACCGCCTTTCCCGTTTCGTGGGCGGCACTGAATCCAAAGGAGGCACATGACTAAGAAAAATTGAAGGACGTCGCGATCTGTCAAACAGGGTTAGAGATCAAATGCGTGTTCTGTATATGGACCAGTGGACGGCGAAAACGGCCAAGGAGAATCCCACGTGGCTCTTTCTCTTTGGTGACAATGACAAGGGGGTGGGAAAGAAGGGCCAGGCACTCCTTCGTGGACAACCAAATGCGGTGGGCATTCCTACGAAAAAGACAGCACGACTCTATTCTTCGGCCTTTTACACGGATGAAGAATATGAAACAAACTGTAAAAAAATAACTGATGCGCTCGCCCACGCCGATGACGTTCTTCAACAGGGAAACTATGAGGCCATTGTGCTTTCCTCAGGTGGTCTGGGGACGGGTTTGGCACAACTAGATCAGCGCGCCCCGCGAACATTCGCCTTCTTGGGAATGGTCATGGACGACTGGATCCAAGCACATCTCGGTGTGTAAAAAAACGGGTTTTAAAGTCTACGGTGTATATACATAAGAGTTAGTGTATATACACCGTAATGAGTGCCTCCGAAGAAAAAATAGAAATCGTGCCCTCCATCTATCAGATCCATCTCTTGGTGAATCACTCACTAGAAAATGTCCATATGGTATTGAACTCTTCCAATGAGTTTATCCAGTTTATGGATAAGATCTACGCGCTATTTGAATACGAGTATGAAGCCATTCCTATTGTATTCGATCATGAGATGTATTCTTTTACGGATAAATCGTGGTCAGAGTTCTGTAGGCATTGTGAAAAAGAATATGGCACAGAGATTCTGTATTCCTCATATACAGATCGATCCCCTGATTATAAGGTAAAATTATTGCAATATGCCACTTCCTATCTTACCTTTCATCAGAAAATGGACGAGATAAAGTCCCTTTTTTCTATAGATGACTTACACATTGTAAATGAGTGGAAGAAATTGGAAAAAAAACTTGATAAAATAGATGAATCATTGAAAGAATCTCTAGAGAATACAGAAAAGAACGTAAGAGAAGTTATTGATATGGACTGGAAAGAGGCGAAAAAAAAGGAGTGGGATGAAGCGATGAATAAAGCACAGGAAGAGTGGAAAATTGCTATGGAAAATGCGAATAAGAGGGCTGAATCTTTAGGAGGTAATGCGGAAAACTATTGGAATGGAGCGGTCCAACTGTGTGATAATCCATTAGGATATTTCTTTATCCACAAAGAGTGGGCAGATACAAAAGAGGATCTAGATATAAAATCTGTAAAAACAACTATTCTATATGAAGATACGCAGAACATTACATTTGTGGTTCGTCAAGAGGATTGTCAATGGATCCCCAAATTGATATCAGTGATAGAGGGGATCACAATTCTGAAAGAGTACAATGAATTGCTACAACCGAATAGTGACAATGTCTATGAGTATTTCCATAATCGTCAATTTGCAGATCTTGCAAATGCCCGCGAGCAGATGGATCATTTTGATTTACTCCATCATTTATCCAAGAAGCGTTGTGAGGTAGAGCGCCAAATTCATTCCTATATTACACGGAATTACAGCCTCTCCAAGGATGGAAAGAAATTGATGAAAGCCTCTGTATTACAAGAGCGTATTGAGACTGCGCTGTCTGATTCTGTCATTGGAAACCATCCAGTCATCGAGTCAGCGATGGCAGATACCCTCAAATTTCGTAAACTAATCTCTAGCGTGTTATTGGAATTGGATTTACAAAAGAAGCGTCTAAGTGACGGTATCTATTATTATGGAATTGAGCCTAAAATTAGGCGTGAACTGGAGATGACCTCTGCATTGGAAACAGTGTTAACCGAAAGAGAAAAATGGAAGGAAATTACGACAAGCCGTTTTGAGGCAAAAATGGCAGTAAAACAACCCGCCTAAAGGGTCTGAATCATTCATACGAATTATAATTTCTATGAATCATTGGAAGTTTTATCCAACACTTCTCGTCAATCTGAAAAAGTGTTCTTCGATTGAACTCCATAAAACAACGATTTATTTTAATTTTCCAGAGTTCGTTGAACTGGGTCTACGTCACGATCCAAACAAGAATGAAAAGTTCTGTGCCATCCATTTTAAAAACGAAGAAAATGCACAGAACGATTTCAAGTCCATTATGGAGCAATTAAAGGGTATTTCCTCGTAAGATTCGATATGCACCATATGCTCCCATAAATAGAATACCCACTTTGGCTGCTGTGGCTACATGCCAGTCCAAGTGTGTGATCAGCCGATGTGTCTTTGTAAAGTCAGTGGGAACATTGCATAGGGCACATTCCTCCGCAGTCTGAATATCTGTTTTGGTCTTTGGATTCTGTGTGAGTTTGAGTTGAGGAGAACCTACCACGCGCAAATCATTCAAATACGCATAAATTGATGTCCATAGATCAATATGACAATGAATCGGATATGCATCTTGGACTAATCGTTTTGCGGTTGAAAGTGTCATGACATAGGCATGAAACAGAACGAAGGATCCTACACGAATCAATCCTGAATGTTTTGTTTCGGATGGAATACTGCTCAGATCGTCCCATACTCCACCCAATAGCCATATATCCCACTCATTTGTGTTCTTTAGCAATGAGGTTTGAATCAACTGGTTGGCTCTTCCCTTAAAATCAGCAGGAACAATGGCATCGTCTTCAAAGATAAGACATCGATCTTGATTGTTATCCACCATCCATTGCCATACCGCAATATGCGACAATGCGCATCCTACTCCACCGATACTATTGAGTTCCTCGTGGGACCGTCTGGATTTCGTAAGAATATTTCGTTTTGTCAGCGTTGTCACTCTCTGATCGGAAGCCAAATCGAGTGTCTTTCCATCTACTCCCAAAAAGCGCTTCACACCCAGTGGTTGAACACCGGGTTGTGATTGAAAGCGCTTCCAACGATCTACGCGACGTTCGAGTGTAATACAAAATGCGGGGATTTCCTCAATCTTCCAAGATGCCGATGGTTGGGACATATTCTGGTGATCCTATGGAATTAAAATTGATGGTATTGACCCCTTTTAAAGAGATAAAACCAGTCAACAAGAGAAAATGGGACACCTAACTGTTATTCTCGGATGTATGTTTGCCCAAAAAACAACAGAACTCTTGCGATACATTCGACGATACCGTTCCATTGGATACGATGTTCTCGTTGTTAACTCTAAGAAGGATACTCGATATGGCAATGAATGCATTGCATCACACGATGAAAAACAAGAGAAGGCAATCATGGCGGAATCGTTGAGCCAAGTCGATTCAATGGTTCGTTCTGGAACCTATCAGGTGATTGTGATCGATGAAGGACAATTCTTTCATGATCTCTATCACTATGTGACGGATTGGGCAGATACATGTCCCATTCACGTTGTTGTGGCAGGACTCGATGGAACCTTTCAACGAGAGCCCTTTGGAGATATGTTACGATTGATCCCTCATGCAGAAGATGTTCTGCGATTATCCGCTCTTTGTGCGGAATGTAAAGACGGGACAAAAGCCATTTATTCGAAACGGGTCGTTGTCCATCCCGTAGACGGAGTTGTTCATGTCGGATCCAGTGAATCCTATCAGCCCTTCTGTCGAAAACACTATTTAGAAAGTAAGTAAGATAGACGTGTTCAATGAATTTCAACTCGTTTCATAAAAAAGATACTCTTTTTTTTATACAACGAGTTAAGTAGAATGCATAACCGCAACTTTAACGCGTCATCTATTACTTCGCGGCGTATGGAAAAAGCGTTGGCGGCTTCCATGCTGTCGTCGAATACAAGAGCCTATCAGGCACAATATCGTGACAGTTCCTTAATGTATTCCGTTCAATCGGGTCATATGACAAACTATACAAAGTATGTGGGTGGATGCATTGGAATTAGCCCTGGATGTCCATGTCCTGAATTAAATCAATCCTTGGTATCTACTCCCTATGTTCCGACGCTTCCTGGTGCCGTATCAGGAATCACCTATACGGTGGGATCCATTGTGGTATCATGGCTTCCACCACAGACGGGTTCAGGTCCATTTACCTATGTGGTTACCCCTTATCTGAATGGCGTTGTTCAACCATCTGTCGAAACGATGGATACCACCTATCGCTTTACCCAATTACAGGAGGGAGAGAGTTATACCTTCACAGTCTGTGCAAAGAATACGCTAGGAACAGGTCCCGTTCTTTCGGCGGATTCCAGTATTGTCGCTCCTCCACAAGAGTTGTCAGATATGATTCACAATCATCCATCTGCAGTTACAGACCCTGTTGCATCGGTGAAATACATGATCGATATCGGCTTGGAACATGTGATGAGTTATGCGGTTTCAAATAAATTAGGACCCACCAGGGGGGCGCGCCTCGTCTATTTGTGGGTGGTATCGATGCTTCAGGGATGGAAGTGGGCCAGTGGAGATCTTAGTCTAAATGTAACCATCGATCAATGGAATTGGGCACAACGTGCCACTGTAGCCCTTGGACCACGTGATCTCGTCATTTGGATGTGTGCGCTCATGGAGCAGGTGACACTTACCCTTCTACCCAATTTCACCTATCGCTCCGTATTCCCCTTCTCTGAATCTGACGTAAAACGTGTCAAACTGGCGGCTGAATGGAATACATGGGTTTCACTTTGGTCAACATGGCAACAGTATCGTCAGCAAGATGGATCTGTTTTCGCATCGACTGACCAGCCCACTTCTTCGGCAAACTGGAG